ATTAACCCTATAAGATTTCTTATAGGCATTCCGACGCTGGTTTTGTCGCTTAAATTTACGCCGTCATCCGCCACTCATCCACCTTGTTATCACTGAAGCTCCACCGGCGCTGATGCCTACACTCGCCAATAAAATGCCCAGCCCCATTCCTCGTGTTCTCTCAAGGTGATTCTCTAAATCCTTCAACCGTCTGTTATTTTCTTGTACCTGCGTCGTTAGGAATTCCACTTGTTGGATTAGCTTCCCTATTTCTATGGGGTCAATATCCAATGGGCATCCCTCGGGAATCATGTCTCTTCGTCGCCTTCTTTGGGAAGATAGGCGGGCGCGTCAAACTGTTCTACATTTGTTCCAGAAAAAATCAAACAACTCTCATCTGCTGTTCCCATAATAGATAGGGTTCTTGTCTCCTCATTCAGGAAAATAAAGAGTTTCATATGATCGCCTACATCCGCCGTGAGAGCAATGTGTTCACCAAATGACTTAGCAATAGCGGCAACCATGTCATTCTCACTGGGGTGGCAGTAAATCAAAAACGGTACTTGCAATGGCCGTCCACCATCTGGCGGACCTGCGCTTAGCTGCATAGGGATCAGCATGATTAAACTAATTAAAAATTTCTTTATCAAAACGCAGCCTCCGCTTCTGGCTCAAGAACCCTATGAGATCTCCTTATGGGAGGCGTGGGGTCCATATCATATATCCTAGATAGTGCATCTAAAAAGTCTGGATGAATAGTAGGAAATAAACTATATTCATTATCCCTGACCCAATTAACTAAATCGTATATCTTCCCGTTCTCGTCCTTACGCATAATCTTACTAGACAAGAGAAAGTCTTGCTTTCTTTCCTTAGCGTCTAGCTGAAGAGAAGTTAACTTTTTGCTATCTGTAGGATAAGGCCAAAAAAATGAACCATCCTTTAGATCAGGCTCTAGCCTCTGTATCCTATCTTTCTTGGATTGCGAACCACCCCCGCCAACCCAGTTTAATTCATATATAGGAAACGAACTTCCGTCTATCCTCATCATTTCCTTAAAATGCTCTATATCGCTTTGAGCGCCATATCTTTCGTAACCGACCTTTACTTCCCTTATTCCTGGCGCTCTTTTCCATTTTGCCCTTACTTGCTTAAGTGTATTCCATCTCTCGGATAAACTCATTCTATGGCATACACCATCTAACAAATATTTATTATAGTTGGCATCTACACCTACAACAGCTATAGCAGTTCTATTGGATTCCTTCTTCTTTGAACTAGCTGGATCTACCATTAAATACGCATTGAGTGTATAAGGGCGTATTTCCCACTCTCTCCACCAATCGCTTTCAAAAGATATATCACTACCAGCTATTGGGTTTAATAACTGTTGGCAGGCGACCGTATACGTAGATGTTGTTTTCCTTATCTCTTCCCATCTTTCTTGGGTAAGAAAGACTGGATACCCGTCCATCTGTCCATTATGAGTAGCTGGATAAACTCTTGGCTTTACTGCAGCCCTCTGTAATATTGTACCATACGTATCACCGTAAGAATACCTGGTTCCCGCATACTGAAACCTAGGACTATACGTTGACCCAAGGTTTAAAGAGAGCTCCCACTGTGTTGTGGTCTTAGCTATCTGCTCTGGCGTGGATACAGACTCCTGGACTACTACGTCATCATAAATAATAAGATCGAAATGTCGTCCAGTAGGCTGACCATCAACCAATCCGTGGGCTTCAATAGTTTGCTCCTTCGGATTAGAGGATCTCCTAACGCATATACCTTCGTTTTCGGCCCATTTAGGAGCTTGTTGCCTAGGTTTTTCCCATAGTATGTCTGGAAATAGGCTACACAGCTTTTCGTTAGCTTCAAGTTCCTGCATTATCTGGCGCAAGAAGGGCTTAGCTTGCCTTGCTGAGAACGACAACAACCCTATAGTAATATTAGGATTACACAAAACTTCTTGTATAGTACCCAGGAATGTTATTATAGAGCTTTTATAATGGAATCGCGCCCACAAGTCCAATCTTCCGTCTCTATCACCCTCTACTTCCCTACACCTTTCATATATCCAAGGATGTAGCATATCGTGGCGATTACAAAGAAAAACACCAAGATAGTACCTATCAAGCTGGCCCAGAGTACGAATAAAAGAATCATCAATATTAGGGTCATTATGGCAATCAGCATATGCCTCAATAACCTTATAAAATTGTTCGCCTTGAGCCCATTCTGCAAACTCGAAAGCAGCCTTAGCGTTTTTGCCTTCATTTAAATAATTCTTAGAGATACTAGGGAGCATTACTTGCTCCCTTTGTATCCTGCAGCGTATACGGCTTTAGCCTGCTCTTCGGCTTTCTTTCTTGAGGAATAACATTTTCCTTTATTTCCCCATTTCCAACCCTTCTTACCGTTAGATAGCTTACACCTTTTTATCGGCATCTTTCTCCATATCGGGACCCTTGAGTTCCTCAGAAAACCCCGCCTTCTTTTCTACAATCTTGAGCAAAACAGAACCGTCTTCCTGTTTCTCCGCTCTGTAAGTTGTAGGAACCATTTTATAGACAGTAAATTCAGACCCTTCTTCTGGCATACACGCTGTTTGCGTAAACGTCTCCAAACGATCAAAAATATTGTCTACCATCATTAAGGGATTTCTATGTCCAGTCATCCCCATAACTCTTTCAAACATCCTATCCATTGCTCTGACTTGAGAGCTCATCATTGATACACCCATTTTAATACTCCTATATTATACACCTAAAGTTAAACCGGAATTCGTACATCATTCAGCTCTTTTGCCCCCGATAGTAGGCTCTCTACTTCCGCAGGATTAGCAATTAGATACTGTATGTATCTTGGATCTAATCCCTTTGCCCACGGATACTGCGTTACAAAACTTCGTACAGCTTGGTCGATAGCCCCTGACTCAGCTGCATTAGATGGTCCTCCTATTCCTCCGCCTAAAGGCTCACCACTTGCGATTGCTTGTGCTATGGTGTCTGCAATCTGGGCTCCAGTAGAAGTATCATATAGACCATTATTCACCAAAAATCCCTTAGCCATTGGCAGCGCGTTTGCAAAAGGTATTGCCATCCCAATTAATTGGCCTAATGTGCCAGTACCGTTTATAACCGCGTAAGCCTCTAACGTAGAATCAAACCCTCTATAAGCATCAGCTACCTGGCCATTAGTTACACCCCTCACTGGCTTACCGTCGGAACCAATATATGTTGCGTTGCGATCTAAATTATCAAGCGCTTCTACGTGGTTTAATCTTTCTTGAGAGTTTTTCCTATTTTGCTGAGTATGCCATTCAGGGGTTTGCTTTACTTTTGCATCAATCTCTGCGACTTTTTCAGTGGTCACCGCATCGCCTTCTGCCTGACCAGTGCCCTGCACAAGGAAGCCCAGGTCATCGACCAGGGTCGAGTCTGCTGGTGGGGTTCCTGCTGTAATGGCTCCCGGCGTATCCTTTCCTTGATTGTCTACTTGGCTAATCATACCACCTTGGCCAAGAGGTCCAGGCATACCTATGTTTGTTGCTTCCGTGCCTTGCCAAGACGAGTCTCTCTGCGGTTGACCCATCCACGTATCAGGAGCCGCGCCTTGAGGCTGGCTCATCCACATATCAGGAGCAGCGCCTTGTGATTGGCTCATGTGCAAACCCCTCATAACGCTTCCCGGATCATTCCATGATGCTCCCGGAGCCCCTGTTGATTGCGGCGTGTAACCACCGCCACCGCCTTCCCCTTGGAAGACAGTTGGAGGAGCGTAAAAAGCGGCATTTGCCAGCTGTGCCTGTGCTAATCCAGTATTAGATCCTATAACGTCTTGGTATCCTGTATTATATCCAGCTCCGTAAGAAACATCGGCAGCAGGCTGCTGCGCCTGAGCTTGCGCCGCCTGAGCTTGCGCCTGAGCCTGTTCTTGGGCCATCATTTCTGCGGCAAAATCCGGACTATCAGTCGCGGCCACATCTTGAGCCTCTGCGGCTCCTGGGTCCCATACATCTTGATTAAAACCTCCAGCAGCCATAGCGTTAGCAATAGCAGCAGCTAATTCACCACCGGCTATCTGACCTCCGGACACATCGGGCGTAGTACCGCTAATATCTGCCCCCACTACGTCACCAAAGCCTCCGCCTCCGGCCATACCTGCGCCAACTCCTGATCCTGTTGCTCCTGGTTCTGGCATTATCCTATCCTCGTTTCCTGGCCTTCTTATGAGAGGTCATTTTGATTTGTTTACCTGCTCTCTTTGCAGCAGCCTTGGCCTGTTTAGCACCCTTGGGCGTGTAGGCGTATTTCTTTCCACCGACTATAGG